GTGGGGCGCGACTGCCGATTGAACACTTCTTCAAAGTCAACAGGATGGAGTGTATGGGGATCCGGGATAAGGAGTTCCACGAATTCATTCATTATGCGGTCAGTCTCAGAATCAAGGACTAACTCACCGTTTTGTATGGTTGTGACACGGCCTTTGACCGCGGCCGCGTCATTGCCCTCACACCTGTCAGGAGCCCAACAGGCATCAGGAATGATTGGACGCATGAAGGGTATTAATAGCGGGCAAGCCTCAGGGTCATGGCGAGCCGTGAACTGGTAACGAATCACAGATTCGCTTACAGCAGTCACGACATCGAGGACGCTTGGGGGGTTTTTCATGCGGTGAAATTCCGTCATTGGCGCCACAACGGAGTATGAATCGGTGTCACAGTGGGATTTCACTTGGGCAGGAGATATGGCGACTTTACTTAGGCGGGCAATGGTCGCCAGAGAATCATCCACATCGACAGGGACAGTCGCGGCACAGTATTCGCCGACGCGACCAGTAGATCGCATATGGCCTTTGTCAGTGATAACGTCCATACGGAGATGATTCCCATGCACAATCTTATACCGTTCCAGAGATACATCAGGACCAAGGTGACGCAACGGGAAAAGTGGGGACCAGAAGGTGGTCATGGGGGTGAGGAGCACCGTCTGGTGGTGAGGATCATGCTGTCGGCGATCAATGCTGTAGCACGTCATTCGCCAAGACAGCCGAAGGGGATGAAAATCCCGGACACAAACGACATCCCCGGCGTAATTCCACAACTTGTGGGTGTACGTGGCGCCTCCGGACATGCGATACACGGCTTGGCCAAGGGAATCGAAAGTGAAAGAATATTCGTCGGTGGTGGCAGCGACGACCTGGGGTTGGAACGTGACAACGGCATATAGGTGCACATAATTTGCCAACAAGCGCACCATGTCAATGTAATAGTCAACATCAACTAGGATAACCATGTCATTAGGTTCCGGGGTAAAAGGTGAGGCAGCGACGGGCCAATCTTTGGACCAGAAATACGTGCGCGATCCAGCGCGTTCGCGCCGAGCATCTGCTGCGCTTTTCTGGACGTAGTAGGGCCGTCGGCCGAGTGCACGCGCGATAGCTTCCGCCGTATTTGAGGCGGAGGTGCGCATGGCTGCCGAACGAGGGTGACTGTGGATCGCCGCCGGTTCACAATGGACATCAGGGACCGTGTTAAGGGCGGAACGAATCAAGGAGTAACAGGGAGGCTGGGTAGACCAGGTCTTAAGCCAGTCGAGGTAACAGCTCCATAGATAGTTGGAGTTCAACGAGGAATTGCGCATAACATCTACGTAATGTAGCACAATGGTGAACAACCAACAAGTGATGAGGCCGATGCAAAGGTTCGCGATTGAAGCATCGGGGGTGTGTCTCTGAATAAAATTGGGGGGGGTGATCGTGGCTTGTGGCTCAGTGCACAGCCAGGCGAAAATTGGTATTAGACGGCAGATTATTATTAAAATGCTCTGCCAGACATAATGACAGGTTTGGGCAATTTCGAAGGAGAGAACGGAAACGTAGGAAAGGAAAACGGAGGCGGCGGAAGG